TAACCATTTCAGCTACCATATCTGCAGTGATATTGTAGATGTAGTTGTTTTCATAATGAATTATCTTAGGTTTATTGTCCTTCATGCTATCTTGCTGATAACCAAACTCAGTAACACCTTCATTGTGAATACATACAAATGATACTATGACCATTGGTAAAGACCAATTCTCATATATATCTTTAGGAGATGTACCAAAGTGTTTACCAATCCTAAGACAGTAGGCAAAGTAATCATCTATAGGAGTATCATAGTATTTACTATCTACTTCCTTAGTTACTTTACCATTAACATCATCATAGACTAACTTCTGTACCCTACTTAATGTCTCATTGAAAAAACCCTGAGTTTTTATCAATAAGTTGACTAGACAGAACTACAAGAGATTCATCACTGAGATATTCCATATCATAGTCACTGATACCTAGACCAAACTGTACTAATGTTTCCATAGCATCTACTACTTCATCACTGAGTTTAGAATAGACTTCAGTAACTTCTGATAGAGACATAATTTCTTGCTCACCAGTAGATGTATTTACTTTTGAGAAGTAAAGGATAAGTGTAGTTACAGCATGACGAACTCTACGAGCTTTACGAGGTGTAATAGATACCCCTTTAAATACACGAATAACCTCTCTGCCTTCATCTGTATCAGTGTAATTACCCTGGATAGCAAAGTTCTTAGGATAGATAAACTTGGCTTCATAATCAGATTCAGCATCAATGTTATTGACATCACCTACAACTACAGGAGCGTCATTACTGCCTGTAGCCATAAAAGGTTGTTCTTGTAGTTGTGCTTGCTCAATAGCTTCAATCATGCCATGCTGAGCATTTTTGTCAAAATTGGTTACTGTCATTGTTCCCCCTCTAGAAGATGTTTATAAAGGTATTCTTTAGCTTCTTCAGTATACCCTGCTTCATGGATACGTTCAAAGGTTTGTGACATGAAATTATCTTTTTCATAGTCATAGTAATCTTTAGTTTCTTGATTCTTGAACCTAAAGGTGTAACCTTCGTAACCCATGAGCCTGATTACTTCAGTAAGCTTGACTGCAATCTTATCTCTCCAAGGGATAACCTTGTGGATGATGAATGTCTTAATGACTTCATCCTTACCAATGTTACCTGTACCTGCATCCAAGTCAAATACCTGTGGTGAAACACCATAAATTTGACAAGAGAAGCGTGTAGCATGGATTGATAAGAGATTTAGGTAATCACTAGGTTTAGAATCCCTAGTCAACTGTTCCATATCACTGAAGATGTCTGAATAAATGATTGAATCATTATATTCTACATTAGCAAGCATATCTGCTAGTGATTTTACGTTGTCTTTTCTGACATCTTCATTGAATACAGCGTTAGAATTACTTGTATCAAAGATTTTAGCTGATGTTGAAGGATTTCCATCATTCTTCATCTTAGCAAGCATTGATTCATTGTGTTTAAATGCCAATGTACCAACACCATTACGTTGAAAGTCATGAATAAAGTAATCTAGAAGCTGTAAGATAAGATGAGTACGCTTTTTATCATTCTCAAATGGACTTACACCAATGAATGAGCCATCCATAGTGATATTTGTGAAGTCTTCTGATGTTAAAGCTACAGAATCCTTGTCATTTGAGACAATATTACCATCATCATCAATGAAAAACCTATCATCTACCACTTCTTCAGAAGCCCTTATCCAGGTATTCTTGCGATTTAAGCCATGATACCGTCTTAGAATGTAGATAAAAGGCATGTAAACAAGTGGAATTTCTTCAGATTCTCTGAAAATGATGTCATAAGAGTTCTTAGGAACAATCATAATACTATCTTTATGACCATTGTGGGCTTGTTTAGCAGGAATCTTCCTTACACCTACAGCACCTTGCTCAAATAACTCTCTTGTGAGCTGTTTAAACATGTCCATAACTGTAATTCCTTGGATATTTTGGGAATCTAGCATATCTCTGAGAGTTTCACCCTCAATAGAGCTATCTTCATCCTTAACAAGCTCCATATCACCTGCAAAGATGTAGTCAACAATACCTTCTAGAATAGTGTTAATACCAGGCATATTTGTTACCAAGTATTGCACTTGTTCATAGGTAAGTGTGTTATCCATCTCATTTAGCTGTGAAGGAATCCCTATATTGTCTTTTATAAGGAGTTCATAGCCAGTTTTTCTATCAATTTCCACTAATTACCTCCTTCTACACCTAATATATAGAGTTCTAGGGCATGAACAGCTAGAATAACAGCATCTAGGTCATCAGGAGACCTTTTAAGCACTTGTCTGATAACATCCTTACCAATTAGGGTAACTTTATCAAGCTCTTTGTTCTTAAGCTGTATAGCTCTCATCTGAGTCAATAGAGTTTCCTTAATTTCAGAAGCAAACACAATTTTATTCTCTTGCATAAGCTGTCTGAGGACTAAGTGCATCTCTGCTCTTCTATTTCTAGCCATTAAAGCAGTATCTACATGACTTGCTACCTTTTCAGGAGTAGGTCTACCACCAAAGTCAATAGGATATATAGTCACCCTGCTAAAGGATGGTCTATTCATCATCTCAACAATCAAGTGAGAACCTTGACCTGTATCAATAGCAAGTGATACAACATTGAACTGCATAACTACACGCTCTATACCATCTACAATCTCTCTTGTAGACCTTGCATCAGACCATTCATCAGGTCTTAAGTTGATGGTATCAGTAACCCTTACCAGGGCATTATCTTCAGTGTCATACATAGACAAAGCAAGTGTAATACCATCAGAACCTTTATAGGCTGAGTCAATTCCTAGAGCTGATATAGTGCGTGGTGAGATGCTACTAATGTCATGTCTAGGAGCTACAATCATTGGAGCATTGAAGAACTCTGAGCTATTTTCATCATACTCACAAAGCAAGTTGATTCTGATAGACTCTTCAGTTCTAGCAAAGTCAGAAGCAAGTACCTCTTCAGGAGTCATTTTAATTGAGTCTGATTCCATTGAGGTAACTATGTTACCCCAAATAACAAACTCATCATCCTTCAGATTAGGGTTAGTAACAGATTCATGGAAGTGATTTAGGAAACGAGGGTTACTAATACCAAAAAGGATAAGTGATTCACCATCATCTCTTTCAAATTCACGTCTACCAAGCTCTGTTAAGGCACGTTCTGAGATAAAGTCCATCTCATCAATAAGAACATGAGAACCTTCACCAATGTTTTCATCTGAGTCCATACTAGAGAAAGTATCCCCTGTAGATTTAGTATCAATCTTATTACCATTCTTGAAAACAATCCTTGACTTACTATAAGCAGTCTCAGACCGTCCTAGGAGCTTGTCAGCCTTGCTAATTGATGCCTTGGACTCTTCTACCAACATGTTCTTCATGTCGATACTAGCCCCTCTTAGATGCCTTCTAGCGTGTTCCATTACTTTGGCTGTCCTAGAAGACTTAGATGCAACTACAGACACACTGTAGCTGTGCATGGCTAAATAGTTAGCTAACGCTCCCATGATAAAGGATTTACCAAACCTAGGAGGTTCAATCATGTAACCAGTATGATAGTCACCAGATATTAAAGCTCCAATAGCTAAAGCCTGGTCAAAGTTGAGTTCAATATTCATTTCAGCTAAGAACTCAGTATAACCTAGCTTAGCATAATAGAGTCTTTTATCAATAGGTATTGAGTTCCTAATATAAGAGTCTGGATGTGGTATATAACCCTTTAACCAGGGTAATAATTCACTTTTAGGATGAACTTCACCAAGTTTTAGTACAAGTCTATCCCTCAGTTTCCCCATCTGTTCCCTCTTCCAGTCTCAATACCTCATCATGTTCTAGTTCTTTCTGTTCTTCTTTAGAACCTTTACCATAGTCTGCCCAGATATTACCTAGCTCATCAAACTTATCTAGGATAAGCTCTCTTGTAGCTGATGCAGTATTATCACTATCATCAGTAACTAGAGCCATAGATACTTCTCTAGATACTGCTTTACCTTCAACTCTATCAGCCCACTCTTTACGTTCATCTGAACTAATCATAGATAGTTTAGTTTGAACTAAAGCGTTAACCCTTGTAGCTGTAGGTACTGGAATATTTTCTACAAATTCTACTTCTAGTTTTTTGACTTTATCAACTACAAGAGGTGCAATACCCCAAAACATTTCTACTACCTCTAACTGGTCTAGAGACATTTCAGATAAAGCTCTCATTTCTGTAGAATAAGCTCTATTTTTCTTCTTTGATTTTGGTAGGTCTGAGTGACCATACCAATATTTAGGAAAGGGAATACCTTTACTAAGAAAGTAGTCTCTATCCTTACCTTCAATAGCTAATTTAATTTCATCTTTCATAAGTAAACCCCTTTTACTTGAAATACAATAGTTCCACCAGGAATCGAACCTGGAGTAGAGGTTTAGAAGACCTCTGTGTTATCCGTTACACCATAGAACCTAAAATAAAAACCATACCCCTTTCCAGGGATATGGAATCTAGAAAGGAATTACAACGTAAAAATCAACCAATACCAAGTAACTAATAATAGTGAATTGACCACTAAACCATTATTAGCTACTTGCTACTGGTTGGTCTTATAATTACTGTAGTTTCCCAATCTACTCAGCCCCTAATAGGAATCGAACCTACGCTCATTGGGTTGCAACCAACAGCCTTACCGCTTGGCTATAGGGGCATCAAGTAACTAATAAAAGTTACTCTAGGAATAGGAAAAGTTATGAACCCTTTAGGACATACAGTAATTATATAGTATATTAATATAATTGTCAATAGTTATTTAGTAATTCTTAGTGATTGAGAGCTACAGACGTGCTTGCATGTCTGTACTCGAAGAACTTAGAATTACTTATTGATAAACTACAAGGGATATTTAATTAACTACAGAAGTGATTATTATTATTTATCTAATCGCTAGGCTTTGCTGTGGGGCAAGCCTAGCTAAGTAACTGAATTGGTCTGAAGACTTGCAAGACCAATGAATGTTACGGTTAATGATACTACTAATACTACTGACTTATGTTTTTAAATAGTCCCCCCCCCTAAAATTGGGTTTTTCTTGGAGTTAGAACAGGTTTGTATGCTATTTCAAACATTATACATACAATCCCTTACCTGCTTCTGAGAGTAAACGACCTAGCTGATAAATTAGGTTGGGGGACAAGTCCCTAAACCACTAGTAACAGTAGTGTTCAGTACGAGAGAATACTCATACTAAGTAGTAGATACTTAGCCTACTAACTCTGCCGACATTCATGTCATAGCATTTCTACATCTGTCATACCCACTAGGTGGGAGTGCTTTTGACACACCTTTAGAGATGATTTTATAGGGTCAATTCCCTTAACTAGATGCCTCTAGTCTCTGGAAGAAGCTCTTTAGATATTCACTATAAGGTTATTCCTAGTGTACTGTAACTACCTAGGCAGTATAGCTTATTCTCTATTGAGTTTATTCCTCCGTAGCTACAGTGTCTTTGATACGGAGCAGTAGCAAACCTCCGTCACCAATTTTTCCAAGCCTACTTGAAGGTAAATTGTTAAGTGCGTAATATAAACCTCTGAACTCTGTAGTTCAATCTCTATTTAATTATATTTACAATTATAAAACATAAATTTGTAAAAAGCAATAGAAAACACAAAAAAGAAAGCACATTTAGAGACAAATGTGCTTTCTGAGGTTTGCATAACTATATTATAGACTATAATTCTAAATAAGTCAACACTTAAATACAAAAAAAGTACAGTGTTGGATGTCTGTACTTTTTAACATGAAATAAGGAGACTTTATTATCAAGAATAGATATTAAAGTTGATATAAAATGCCAGTGTTGATGCTTAAACCATCACTTCTACTTTATATTTGCACTATGTCTAGTGCATATAAGTATATTACATCAAAAAAGGGTCTAAGTCAATACTTAAACCCAATTTCAACAGAAAAATTAACTTAAAGGCATTTAAAATGGCTTTCCTTCAACTACCGTAAGTTAATTATAGCATAAGAAAAAGAGATGTCAAGTAACATCCCTTATTCCCATCACAAAGTTTTAATTCTATGGAGTAAACTAATATGAATTTTCAACATTATCGCCTACACATGTAGTATAAACCATCTAAGCTACAGTGTCAACAATAAATTATGGATACTTAACTTTCTTAGCATCACTAAGCTGTTCCTTACATAACAAGTATAAATTAGTGATGTCATAACCCATACATCCATTCTTGTTATACAAGTCCCACTTAACCTGTAGCTGTGTATAACGCTCTGATTTCTCTTCTCTTAAGTCTTCTAGCATAAGAGGTATATATCTACCCATAGCTAGTACATCATCCTTAGAAAGCTTCTTAGACACCTTAAAACACCTCCTACTTAGTATATACTCCTGGTCGAATAGTAAACTTCCTTTGAACATCTACAGGAAGTAAACTAAGTACCTCACCCTTCATCTTTTCAATTTCTCTATAACTAAGCCTATCATGTCTATCCCATCTATCCTTAACTACAGAACGGTATTTTTCATATTCATCATCAAGACCACAAGCCTTTAAGTAGTCAATCATAATAGCTAGAGTACCTAAATACTTACCCCAACCTAAGTGATGTCCTTTAGTTGATATTCCATTAAACTTACTCTGCTGTGGAAAGAAACGTACCCATCCTTCTTTAACTACAGTATCCATTAGTCAGCCCCCCTTAATACATCATCTACAGCTCCTAGTAATTCCTCTAACTCTACCCACATATCTTCTAGGTAGTCATTAGTCTTATAAGTCTTCAGTAACTTATTATACCTACTCTTAAACTGATGGTAATATAAAGGGTTACTCATCCTAATAGCTTCCAATTTAGCTTCAATATTAGCTTTTAAACCTGCTATCTGTAGTTCAATCATCTTGTATTCCTCCTAATATTTAGTATTGATTGACAGTTACTATTATACCATACATTGGGTTGCAAAAGCTAAAATTTATAGAAAAATATAGGGTTGCAATAGGTGAAGTACCTAAAAATTATAAAGGGTTGCAATTTTTAAATAGGGGAATATAGTACGCCCCAAACGCTCTGAGCGTGAAAGTCCAAAAATACCTAGTATATATACAAACCATTGATTTTAAAGCATTCTGTAGCTTACCAACCAACATCTTTCCGAAAAATCATAATTTTCCAGAAACATAAAGGAATGGTCATAATCAGTGAAACACGTTGATACTAAAGGGATTGTCTATTGTTTGAGTTGATAAGCTACGAGCATTGATAGAGTACAGACTATACCAATTTAAGCAGTGGTATTAATGATTAATTGATAGTACAGTATATTATATAGTATGTTTTCTTATCATCATTTCATTGTCTGTTAGGGTTGCATGTCTATGACTCTAGGAAGTGCGTGCATTGCACTCTTTTTACAGTCATATATCTACCCTCTTATTCTATTAATCATTGTATATATCATACTCTAACACTACACTACTATCATTACTGTCTA